AAAGAATGAACTTGTTATTGATAAATGGTGCTATCTGGTTCTCATCAGCAAAATACACATACACTTTATTACTATTATCTATCTCTTCAATTCGTATCTCTCTATTTTTCAAAAAGAACAAACCATTAAGATAGCTTTCTATCGAGGTCCTCTGAGCCGTTGTATCAAGTCGCCTTTCAACATCGGTTTTCTTTTTCAAGAACTCCTCGTGTATATATATAATAGGTATGATCATTGCTTTTAGAATTGCAAGAAGAACCTTTGAGCGCAAGATGGGTGGAACGAGCTGCTCTATCCATCTGTTAAAGTCTACGTTATACCACATACTCAATCGTTTTATCAAGTCCAACTGCAATGAAGCTACCACCTACTGCAGTGTAGTTATTACCTACAATTTCTTTAAATTCATCGCCTGCTTTGTATTTGCAAGTTCCAAGAACAACATCCACGACACCATCTACACGCTGAATAGCATCAACGAGTTTGGTTTTGTTGAAAGTTCCACCATATACAACGTCTGCAAGATAGTTTTCAATTGCATGTTCTACTACCTTTTCAGATGAGGCTATATCGACGCCCTGTCGGTTTATTTTCAAAGGGTCAACGACAACCTTCACCGCAATAGATAATTCATCTGCTTTTCTTGTTCTCACGTTTATCACCACTCCTGCTATTTTAATAGCATTTATATAGTGTTTAAACGCTGTTAAAAAGTCATCTTGAAGCGGTGTCGGCTTTCCGTCTTGCTCTGCAGACACTAGCATTTCAATCGAGGCACCTCTATCTCTTACAGCTACATATTTTACAAGCTGTTTTGAAGTGTCGACTTTCGCATATTCATATCCAAATGTGCGAGGATTTAGGACCAACGCATCGCCATACTGAAAAGCTTTTGCCTTATCAAAATACCATGGAATACTTGCAACCACTGCTCTTGATATTTTCTGCTCGACGTCTTGCGTAAACTTTTCAAAGATGCTTTCTAACACATAGTGGCACGCTGCAACTATATAAAAAAGCAAGTTTTCTAAACTCACTGCAGAAAAGCAATCAGCAAAACGAGTTTTGCCTGGTGAAATCCCATAAGCATCACGAATTGCTTCATCTTGCATAAATGCATCTGTCATTGTACGCTTTATTTCAGATATAGATCTTGCCATTACTTAAATGATGAATTAAAGATTTTATTAAAGATTCCCTGTCTAGCTTTTGAACGTGAATCGTAAGCAGTTGCAGGTGATATTGAATGCACCTTGCAATACTTCTGCAACACCTTATTATATATATGCTGGTGAAGTTGTAGCTTTGTGCCAGGCTTTGGTGTTTCGCTTACGCTTTGACCATTATCCAGTGAAAGCTTTACAACTGCTTCCAAACATCCATATTCTTGGATTGCTACATCTGCTAGGGTTTGACCATTTTTCGCAAGAACTTCCATAAGTTTCTTGATTTATATATTACATAGGCTATCACTAATAGAGCTATCATTATTGCTATTATTCGAGCAAAATTCGCAAGCGTGAAGTCGTGTGTAACTGTTTCTTTCTTTTTTATTCCTATAACATTCTTCTGCTTTTGCGTTCGCTCTTGCCTAACGTTTTGTTCTATATTTTTAAGATCCGTTTTGCGTTGCCTGTCGTGGAACAAAAACCGCTCTTTCGACAGCAGTTTTCCTGCATCGTTATAGACTAACACCACCGAATCCCGAACGACAATAGAATCGAAATAGGATGTAAGGTTTTTTACCACAAATGAATCACGCAGAACTACCGAATCTCGCACAACCGTTGTATGCGTTTCTGCTGCTACTAGCTTTTTTGAACTGCAACATCCTGTAGTGAGGAATAAAAGCAGTAAGTAGATTAGATGTCTCATGTTTTATAAGTTTTTATATTCAACTTTAGCATCGAAACAAGGACACGCTTTGATACGCTCCCAAGGGTCTACAATGCCGTTTTTATTTGTATCTGGCGAAAAGTCTCTATGTCCCTGAATAATAGCATTTGGGTACTTTTTCTTAAGTGCTTTTAAAAGCAATAAAAGCGACTTTTTTTGCTCTTCAGTTCTGTTATCTACAGGCTTTCCTTTGGCGTCTATTCCACCGATATAAGCAACGTTTATAAGATTCGAGTTGAACCCTTTTACACCATTGCTCACTTCATCTTCTGAAAGTGTATTAAAGACCTTTCCGTTCACATCCACGATATGATGGTAACCAGGTTTCGACCATCCTTTTCTTTTAAACTCAAGTAAGAGTTCTTTAATAGTTGCGTGCTGACTACTTGCAGTGCAGTGTACAGCTATGTATTTAATATTTCTCATGTTCATGTTCTTGTTCTTCTTTCTTTATTTCTTTTTCAACAAACGTCTTGATGTCGCCATACTTCGAGTTAATGTAAGCTTTAATGCCGAACACTGAACCAGCGTAAACAAGGCATTGACCAACATACCACAACACAGAATCTTTCAAGTCGTAATTGTTGAAGAAAAAGCACAAAAACACAAGGCAAACGCCACTAGCAAGCATACCTAGCGCACTACCATATTGTATCCATTCTTTCGTATTTTTTTGCATAATTTCCTCCTTTCTTTCTTTTAATAACTTGCGTTAATTTCTATTCCTCCTGTAGTAATTCTCACCTTATCTACATTCTGATTATCAAGTTCTAATTGCTCTCGGATTCGACTTCTCCAATAAAGAGTATCATTATCCAAAAGCATATCTTCGATTCCGACACCAACCTCTGGACGCTCTTTGAGCTCTCCCTGATGAAGCACCAAGATTAACGCTTGATTCTGTCTAAGCGTGTCACCAAGATTTAAGCCTGAAAGTATTTTGCCTTCATTGTCAAACTTTGGCTGTACATCTATCTCGAAGTTATTTAATTTTATAGCTCTCATCAATGTTTTATTTTTTCATCCTCATAATCTGCTCTTTGCAGTTGATTTGCTGATGTTGTAGGTGGTGTAGTCGGTCCATTTGGCGCAGTGTGCGTGTGCGAATTAAACACTCGAACCAACTCGTTAAGCTTTGCCGTTAAGGCTTCAATATTGATTAATCCACCAAGTTTACCACCATTAATGGTGATGCTCTCTGCCACATCCACTGCTACTACTACAAGGTTTGTCATATCGCCTGAAAGACTTGCAAGGATGACTGCTGAACCAATTGCAGGAGTGATTAGTATTTGTGTTTCTTCTGGCTTTTCAGAAGCACGCAAACGCACGTCCGAGACCGTTATACTACCTATCTCAACTGTGCATGTGATACCGCTAACTTCTTTCACAATTCCTTGCAAAATTGTTACACGACTACCTCCTGATGAGGCTTGTTTAATTAGTGTTGCGAGTTCCTTATATTGGTCCATATCAACTTAATCTATATCCTAATTCAACTTTGCGCTTTCCTCCGCCCTCTGAAAATTCAGTAGTCACCGAACGCACGAAATAAGTACCATCTTTATAGGTGTAATCTCCATCGTGAATACTTGCTGTATCACCTGGGTTGCACTCTGGAATTAACCAGGTTGTGATGCTGCCATCGTAACCATCGAACGTGCGTCTTTTTACTTCTGCTTCTCCTCTTGCTTTCATGCTTGCGGTGTCCGAGGCATGGCACTTTACTTCGACTTTTTCGCCACCAGTAGAACCGACTTCTATTTCTTTCACTTTTCCGTCAGGCATAATCGCTTTTACAACGACTTTCACCTTCTTATCTTCTGCTCGTTTAAAAGATAGTTCTGCTTCCTCGATGTTCACGGCAAAATCGTAAAAACGCTCTTTGCCTACAACTTCGCCTGGCGGATGAATGTGTAAAACACCATCTTTTAAATAGATGTCTGCTCCACACTCTTCTTGTACCTTCTTTAGAACATCATAGCCTGTAGCATCTCGAATTACGAATTTATCATACACCCATGTATAGCTACAATTCACTTTATAGTTTTTGCCTATGCCTTTCACCACTTTTGAAAGCAAGTCAGCAAGTGAAATCTTCTTGAGTTCCTCGTTTGGCAAATCCTTTCTAAACTGAAACAAATCATCTTCGCAAAAGAGTTTAATGCTTCCACCATCTGTTGAAATTCTCTGCAAATAGCCTTTAAACTCTTCTTTAATTCCTACTTCTTTATAGCCTATACTAACGCTCACTTCATCGCCTCGTTTGATTTGCTCTTCTACCTCTAAAGCTTTATTTAGCCTAGCTGCAGGAAGAACGATCTCGCAAGTATCTGCAAGTAGTTCTACACTTTTATGAATGGTGATGCTATCGACCATTCCAAGGTAGAACTCGCCTATTTTTACTTCGAAGTCTAAAGTGTACATAATTACAGGTTATTTATTTCTCAATCCGTTATATTCTTCACGCCCTAAAAGCAACTTGTAGTCATTGTCCGAAACTGCTTTAATGCTATAGTTTTGGTTTTCTGTTCCACTGGTAAAAGGCAGTTCCCATTCTTCAATAACGATGTGGTTTATTCCGAAAATTTCCAACAATGGTGAAAGACATGATACTGATGCTGCTTCGCAATGTTTTCGCATTTTTGAAACATCTTGCTCTGGGTATTTTCCATCAGTAGAAATTAAAACACCTTCAATTGTTATTTCGTAATCGTCTTGCGCCCATCTTTCTTTAATGCTACCACGAACACTACCTTTGTTCACATTGCGCTTTTTAATGATGTTTTTGCCAGTAATACTGATCATAGGCTCGAATGGTAACAACCATGACTTTGCACCTGGTTCTTCTATACGAAGCTCAAGAGGCATTGCCATTGGAATGCCGAGTGCATTCGTGCGCACCATGTCCTCGAGTTCTTCATCACTTAAAGCTTTAATGCTATCGTAATCTTCACTATCGACGTTCGCTATTCCAATTTCACGAAAAAGCCAATATGGCGGTACTTTTCCTCCGATGATTCGAAGTGCAAGATTCTCAAGTACAAAGCGATGAGCCTTGTTATTTACCTTTAGTGGCAAACCTTTGTCTAATATTTCTCTGTACTCCATACTAACCTCTATCTGTTGATGTTGCAATTGCGAGTGAACGATTAATGCATTGCACAACTACTCTTTCAAGTTCTGCTGTATCTGCTTTATCTGACATGTGAACATGGATGGTGTCAAAGAACTTAGAAATGTTCATGGTAATAGCCGTTGAACGCTTTCCACCTGTTGCTATTTCTTCTGCTGATTTGCCATGTTTGCCCTTCTTGCCTTTTTTGCCTTTACCTTTCTTGCCTTCACCGAAAACTACTTCGTTACTTGTTGTTTTTGCAGAACCTTTTATTTCTGGCTCTGCAATCTCAGACTTGCTTTCAGCTTTCGCTTTATCTTTTGCTCTCTCATTCTTTAGGTTCTTATTGAAATTAGCACCTATATTAGTTGCTGTATCATAAGTTGAGATATAAGCTTTTTTAAAAGCGTTATAACCGCTTATTTGCTTAATCCCATCAGTGAATGAATCTGCAGCGCCTTTAAAATCACCTTTAAACAACTTGTAAAGTGATGTCGCAACGCTTCCTAAGCCTTTCACTAAGTCGGTAATTCTATCAATTAAGAAGTCTTTGAGGATATTTCCAAACTGCTTGATGGTGTCCCACATGGTAATTAAGAAGGCTCTAAACCCTGCAAACTTAACCCAAGCATATCCGATGGCTGCTACAAGTGCCACAACTGCTGTAATCACTATTCCTATTGGGTTTACCGTCATTGCTGCGTTTAATGCCCATTGGACTGTAGTCCAAATGACAGTTGCAGCCTGGCAAAGTTTCGACACAACCAAATAAGCTGCTAACGCTGCATTATAGACTTTCCACATGGTAAAGATTGCGAGTACCACACCACCCAGTATTGCTAATTCTGTTTTGAACTTCATAACAAACTTGATGCATGCCCCAAACGCTCTGAATACCATCTGTAATCCATTTGTGATAGTTGGAATAATGGCGGTAATTTGATCAACCAATTCACCAATAGGGCTATTAATACCTTTTGAAAGCTCTTCTGCACTGGTTACAGCTGTATCTTGAAGTGTTGAAAGCTTTCCTTCTAGCGTTTGGCTTTTAGCTTCCATCATGCTGTGGAACTTTCCTCCTTCACCTGTAGCATGAGCAATTGCTTGCGCTACATTCTCTGCAGTGATTTGACCTTTAGACATCATGTCTTTCAGATCTGAAACAGACTTACCTGTCATCTCTGAAAGTTCATAAACAGGGTTAAATCCAGCATTGATAAACTGCTGTAAATCTTGCCCCATCAAGTAACCAGTAGAAGATACTTGACCCATCACAAGTGAAAGAGATGCGAACCTATCTTTATTACCACCTGAAATATCGCCTAACTGCTTCATCAGTGGCAAAACCTTTTCAGTTGAAACACCGAAGTTAAGCATTTGTTGCGCACCTTCGACGAGTTCCATTTTTCCGAATGGAGAGTGATTTGCAAAGTCGCCTATTTCTTTGAGCATTGCACCTGCTTTACTTTCATCTCCAACAAGTGTTTTAAACGCTACAGCGGTGCTCTCGGCTTGTGCGCCTAAGCGTGAAACAGCACCGATACCAGCACCGATGAGCGTTGTGGGGTTCATTAAGAAAGCCATTCCTGGAATACTCATCAAGCCAGACTTGAAAGAACTAAAATTAAATGTATCTTTGAGGGCATTTTTAGCCTCTAAAGACTTTAATTTTATGCTATCAAGCTGATCCTTGCAAAGGCGAGCCGTCGCCAAAGTATTACCTGGCGATGCAGTTATCTTGATTAAAAATTTTAAAGCATTATCCATTACTTTCTAGCTTTCTTATTTCACTCAGATTTTTTATAGTTTGCGCCCAAACCTCGTCGGGCATTTCATTTGGGTCTATTGAAAGGTAATAACGAAGAACTGTGTCCCAAAATAGGATGTCTACACCATCCGAAGTATCAACCTCAGCATCTTCTAGAGCTTTTTTATTTCTGCTTCTTTCACCTCCAAGATGTCTTGCATCTTTTGAATTGCAGCTAAGAACAAAGAGTCGTCCTCTTTAATTTCCTCATCGCCATCAACCCATAAGGCATTCAGCATTACTTCGCTCATCTTGATTGGGTCTTTCACCGCTGAAGCATAAGATAAATCCTTACGAGTTGGACGATGCAAAATGCAACTCTTATCTTCTACTGTGATTTCGAAAAGCTCACCGTGTTTAGCTTTCCACTCCTTAGTTTGCTCTTTTGTAAACTTCATCTTTTACGCTTGTTTTTTGTTTAAAAAAATGAATGGAATTGTCTTTTCAAGGTTTTTATCGCCTTGCTTCCACTCTGTATTGTCTTCTGTGAACTCAACTCCAATAAGGATGTCGGTTGTCATTGCGTCGCCTTGTGATGGGTCACCATAAGCAACAACGATGTCTATCGACGTGTTCAAAATATCACCTTTAGCAGCTTCACGAAGTGCCAAATATTCACTTTGAACAAGGCTAATTTCACCGCTATAATCGTAATTACCACGTTGTACAGAATGTGGCTTATTACCCTTTGCGTGAAGCAGTTCCTTTTCACGTTTGATATTATATTTAATACCTCGCAAACCAGTGATATTGCGTCCACCCATTACAACCGCAATATCAGACCACTCATATTCTCTAGAATTAAACATATCTTTTAAGTTTTATAGCAAGGTAGAACTTAATCTACCTTGCATTATTTTACTTTTTACCTTTTGACTTTCCACTCTCTTCAACTAAGAAGCCTAGGTTCACGTCAATAAAGCGTGAATAACCGTAAGGTCTAACTTTGATAGTTACGTTGATTTTGCTAGTTGCAAGAACATTTTGCGAAGCATCAATGAAAGCCTTGCAACCTTCTCCAGCTTCTGTTGCAGACAGTTCGCCTGCTGCAGTCATTGCACGGTTGATGGCATTTTCAATCTCTTGCTGCCAAGCCATCACTACACCTTGATGTAAAGTGCCATCTTCATTCACCGTAAGCTCGTCTAACATAAAGTTAAGAAGAGCGTTATAGGCAATTCGATAAGCCTTATCAATAGTTCTGCGTGCAGTCAAGTGCGAATAGTCGTCTGTTTGCTCACATGCCATCTGATCATCCACGAAGTAGTAGCCACTCTTGCCTACATACTTTCTTGGTGTGATATAGCCTGCATCATACAAGTCAGAAACAAGACCGAATGATTCTTCAACGGTGTTTTCGCCAAGATACATCTCAAGAGGAAATAGTGAGCCATCTTTAACACGTCCAACATTGCGTTGAACAGGGATAATTGCCAACTTTCCAGCTAGAGTTCCAATGGCAGCACCTTCAGAAGATGCAGTAGTATCACCAATAAGAATTGCTACACGGTTGTACTTTTCCTTGCGCAAAGATTTAGTAGGCGTTGTGCCTTTAAAACCACGACCCTCAAGAACAACAAAAAGAGGTGCAAAAAGACTTTCAGTCGCCCACTCTGCAAGTTGCTGCGCCTTTGGCAAAGCTGTAAAAACATCTTCATCAAGACCTTGCGTTGTAGCAGTTGCTTCTCGTCCATCACCAGCGACAAAGACGCCACGAAGAGCACCATTTTCAGAGGTGATCAATTCTCTAATCACACCGCTTTCTTTATCGCAAAGCTCAGTGAATGTTTTGGTTTTATCCACGCCAAATACAATCACCTTTGTACCTTCTGGAACTTCGTTGTAGAAGTCTTCAACATGCTTAAATAAGCGTGGATTATTTTCAGCGGTAACACCTAACTTTTTCAAGTCACCTAGCGAATGAATGCTATATGAAGTGTCAAGTTTGAAAGTTTCTGCAACTGCTACAGCTGCGCAAACGAGGGCAAATAAGCCGTCGGGAGAGTCCCCGACGATGCCTAATTGACCATTAAGAAATTGAACTTTAATTCTTGGTAACATAGTCAAACCTCCTTTTATTTAGATGCTTCAGCTAGCAAATAAATACCCTTCTTGTCGTAACGACGAACTGATCCACCTGTACGAAGTAAGAATGAATAGATGTCACCATAGTAAAGTGGGTTGTTTTCTGAGTCAAACATTTTCACTTCACCCATTGCACGTGAAACTGAAAGCTTGTGCCATGCAAGTGCTGCTGCTAATTCTCCTGCTTCTCCTGTTTCGTCCCAAGGAAGTAAAGTCTTGTCGTTTTTCACACGAAGAACCTTTGAACGCTTCATGATATTGAAGCCATAGAGGTTTCCAAGAATACCCTTTTGAACGTCTGCAGAGTTTGCGAAAGCCCACTTATCTGTATCTGCTAAATCAGCTAGCAAATCAGCGTACATGTGTGCATCTAGGAGCAAATAACGATCGCCTTCTGGAATGTTGTCTGCATCAAATTTCGTCATCAAATTGATAACGTCTTCTTTGCAGATGCGTTTGCGCTTTCCAATAGAAGTTGCAGAAGTGTGTGCATCTCGTTCTTTTGTTCCTGTTGTAAGAATTACCTGTTCTTTTGGAACTAATGAACCCCAACGCTCAAGCAAGTTCACATGTGCTACTTCTTGAAGTTGCGACTTGTCGTTTTGCAAGATGCTATTGCGCTTGTCATACGACAACTCAACAGTGTCTATATTTGGAATATAGATAGGGTCTGTTGTTAGTTCGTCGATTACGTATTCCAAGTCGTTATCTGTGCGTTGATTCACAGTTGCAGGCTTGGTTTGGCGATTCTTCTTTACACCAGAAGGAGCACCTGCGTTAGGAATGTGCACCTTGTGATTTGAAACGTAAGCTGAATCATCTACTGATTTTTCAGCAAATGAGTTCGAAGGGTAGAAGTTCTCGACCAACGACTGTTGCCAAATTTCTCTGTTTAATGCCATTGTAATTTTGTTTTAATTTAAACCAATAAATAAGTAAATAATAAGTAAATGTAGGTGAGATGATATTACAGAGGATTACTCCTTATAATCAATTCCAAACTTCTCTTTGTACTTCGCTTTGAAAGTTTCAAAAGAAGCTGCACGAAGTGTTGCGAGCTCGCCTGCCTGGTCGAGTTCGTCCCAAGTCTTGTTAGCGATGTTTTCTGCACCTTTATTCTCAGGAGCAAATACAGAAGAAGCCTTTACAAAAGGATTTGCTTTCATTGAGTTAATCAATGCTTCTGTGTTTTTTCTATCGCTGTTCATGAGGTTTGTAAAGCTTTCTTTTTGCTCGTTGGTAATTTTACCTTCTGCAATTGCTTTATCAATGAAAGATGTAATTTCTTTCTGCTCCAAAACAGCTAGCTTCTCTTTGTAAGTATTAACTGCTTTCTCAAGTGCTTCAACTTTAGTTGCTGCATTCTCAAGCTCATTGATATGAGCTAAAATTGCGTTGTCGTCTGCCAAATTTACAAATGATGCAACGCCCTTTAAGTGGTCTTTTAACGTCATTTCATTATCATTTAAAGGCTGTTCGAGCCTGTTGTTAAAGTAATTGTATATTTCCTCGGTTGTAGATGCTTTCACATCTTCACCTTTCATATCATAAATGCCATCTATCAGCTTCATTTCTAAAGCCTCTTGTGCGCTAATCCAGTGGTCTTTTTCATCAAAGTATTTAGCGACAATTTCCTCTTTGTTTTGTCCTAAACGTCCAGCAATCATTGACGCAAGGTCATTCTGCAAACTTTCAACTAGTGTTGCAGTTTCTCTGAGTTCCGAAGCCTTACCATAAGCACCAGCACTAACAGCGTGAAGCATGAGTTTTGCGTATGGCGACATATACAGAGGCTTTCCGCACAAGGCTATAATGCCTGCAATACTTGCTGCAACACCATCTATATACATTGTTATATTAGCCTTGCTGTTTCTTAAAGCATTGAAAATCGCCATGCCTGAAAAAACATCTCCGCCAGTACTGTTGATGCGTACATCAATTTTATTGTACATCTTTTCTAAAGCGAGTAATTCTGACACTACTCTCTCTGAATCTACTTGCTGATTTGCACCGACATTTCCATATAAAAGAATTGCGATTTCTCCATCACCTGGGATGGTGTTAAAAATGCTGCTATTTGTCATTTTCGTTTGTAAATTTTTTGCAAATATAAAGAGCACTTTTCGATAAAAAAAACGGCTTTTACATGGTTGCGCCACGTTTGTATATCATTGCAAATCAAATACATACAATAAATAAAGCGTTTTTATTTCAGTAAAAAATATATGAACTTTGCACTACACATTATTAAAAGAATTACAATGGCAAAGGACAACAGTTTAAATAAAAAAAGTATTGCGCAATCGCTATATCTCGATGGTAATTACACCCAGGAAGAAATTGCAGAGAAAGTTGGAACAACCAGGCAAACGATTGCAAGGTGGGCAGAAAAGGGAAAATGGCAGGAAATAAAGGCTTCAAAGACGATCACACCAGAGCAAATCATTTCACAATGGAGTTATCAAATTGTAGAAATCAATAATAACATTAGCTCAAGACCACCAGGCGAACGCTTTGCGACAACGCAAGAAGCGGATGCACTTGCAAAGATTGCAGGTGCTATCAAGAAACTTGAATCAGACATTGGAGTGCCAGACTGCGTATCGGTTGCGATGCGCTTTCTTTCGTGGCTAAGACCTATCGACATTGATAAAGCAAAAGAGTTCAATAACTTGTTTGACGCTTTTATAAAAGACCAGGCAAATAACAAAAAATAAACATGGTAAAATGGACAGACAAGCAAGCCCTTGCTATATGGGAAAAATATAACAAAGGACTTGCAAAAAATATAGACATAGACGAATCTCTATCTCGCTATGATATTGACAAAATGCGTGAGAGGTTGGAAAAAGATCCTGTAGAGTGGATCAAATACTTCTTTCCAAGTTATGCAAAATACGAATTTGCACCCTTTCACATCAAAGCAATAAAACGACTTATTGCTAATGACGAATGGTACGAGGTTCTCTCGTGGTCTAGAGAGCTAGCAAAATCAACTGTTGTGATGTTCGTGTTAATGTATCTCACATTAACTAAGCGCAAGAAGTTCGTAGCACTTGCTTCTGCTACTATTGATGCAGCAGTGCGTTTATTGACGCCTTACAGAATCAACTTTGAGAATAATCCTCGCATACAACAGTTTTACGGTAAACAACCAGTATTAGGTCAATGGACAGACCGAGAGTTCACTTGTACTTGCGGTGCTAAATTTATTGCTATTGGTGCTGGTTCTGCTCCTCGTGGTATGCGTAACGAGGCTATTCGACCAGACGTCATCTACATGGATGACTACGACACAGACGAAGATTGCAGAAATCCTGTAACGCTGAATAAAAAGTGGGATTGGGTGGAAAAAGCACTTTACCCTACACGTTCTATTTCAGAGCCTACACTAGTTATATGGTGTGGTAATATCATTGCAAAAGACTGCTGTATCACCAGAGCTGGCAAACTTGCAAATAGTTGGGATGTCGTGAATATTCGTGATAAAAACGGCAAAAGTACATGGCCTGCGAAGAATACAGAAGAGCAGATAGATAGAACTCTATCAAAAATTAGCACTAAAGCGCAGCAGGGAGAATACTTCAATAATCCAGTATCAGAAGGAAAGATCTTCAAGAATCTTGCATATGGCAAAGTACCACCGTTAAAAAAGTTCCAATTCCTAATTGGATATGGCGACCCTGCGTATTCAGACTCAAAAAAGAAAGGAAGTTCAACAAAAGCTTTGTGGCTCATTGGTAAACTAAAAGGCGTGTATTATGTCATAAAGGGATTCCTTGCACACGAAACAAACGCCAACTTTATTGGTTGGTATTTCGAACTCGACAAGTACGTTGCAAAGAAGACCAATGTTTATTGGTATATCGAAAATAATAAACTGCAAGACCCATTTTACCAACAGGTCTTTAAACCGCTACTTCGTGATGAATGCGCAAAGCGCAAAACGCAGTTGTTTATTCGTGAAGACACACGAAAAAAGACAGATAAAGCTACTCGTATAGAGGCTAATCTTGAGCCTTTAGATAGGCTAGGAAACATCATCTTCAATGAAGAAGAGAAAGACAATCCTCACATGCAAGAACTCATCAACCAGTTTAAGCTATTCGAGCTTTCACTACCTTATCCAGCCGACGGATGTGATGCCGTCGAGGGTGGCGTAACAATGACAGATACCAAGACAAATGAACTCGAACCAGTTTACACAATTGGTTACAACGAACTGAACGAAAATAACCCTTATACATTTTAAATGTTATGCAGAATTTTATATCACTTGAAGATTACGATGCTTCAATTCATCGTGAAATACTTGATAGTCTTTTAAGACAAGGCACCTCTGATTATGATCCACAAATCATAGAGATTTGTGAGGATAGAGCTATCTCTGAAATGAAAAGCTATCTTAATAAAAAATATGATTGCCAGGCTATCTTTTCACAAACAGGAGCAGAGAGACATCCTCTCATCTTGATGTTTGCATTAGACATTGCAATTTATCATATCTTTTGTCAGCACAACCCCTACAAGATGTCTAAAATTAGGGAAGATAGATACGAACGTGCAACGACCTGGCTTAAAGGCGTTATGAAAGGCGACATTACAGTTGAAGGAGCACCTTTGCTACCTTCTGATGCGCTTTCGGACAACTCGAATTGGCAGATAAAGAGCGAAGAAGTTAGACCAGTATTTGATTAATCAATTATGAAAAAGAATAAAAACAAAATTATACAAGGTGGATATATTTCACAACCAGGCTTAAGACAACCAGACGTTGTATTGCAAATGCCTGAACTCTTTCATTTTAACCTTGAAACTTACATGAACTCAGTTAATGCTGCTAAAAGCATTGATTACTCAAATCGTGTAAGATTGTATGACATGTACGAGAGTGCAGCGTTCGATTTGCATCTTTCAGGCGTCATGGCTAAACGCTTGCGTGGCGTCACACAGATTCCAATTGAGTTTCAGCGCAATGGAAAGCCAGACGACATCATTAATAAACAGCTGCGCTCACCATGGTTTAAAGAGTTAAGAAAAGAACTTATATTATCGGAGTTCTGGGGCTTTACACTACTTCAATTGTATGTAGGAGAGGACCAGAATATCCACTTTGAAAGCATCAATAGAAAGCACTATGATCCAATTAAAAGGAAACTACTTCGCTTCCAAGGTGATATGGATGGTTTACCTATTGAAAGCTTTCAGAACATGCTCTTTATTGGTAGCGAAAGAGGATTAGGCATTTTTGCAGAAATCCTACCTGCAGTGCTTTATAAAAAAGGAAATATGGGCGACTGGGCTCGCTTCTGCAATATCTTTGGCATGCCAATTCGTGAATATACATACGATGCAGGCGATGAAGAAGCTAGAAGAAGATTAATCCAAGACGCAAGACGTCAAGGCTCAAATGCCGTGTACATTCATCCAAAAGATAGCGATTTAACGCTCATTGAAGCAGGTAATAAGACAGGTTCAAGTGAACTCTACAAAACCTTTGCAGAGTACTGGGATGGAAAAATATCTATCAGAATTTTAGGAAATACACTTACAACAGATGTAGGCAGCTCAGGAACTCAAGCACTAGGAACAGTTCACAAGGAAGAGGAGGACGAGATGAACGCAGATGATAGAGAGTTTATTTTAGATATTCTCAACTATCAGATGAAAGACATCTTCAATAGTTTAGGTTTTAACACTGAAGGTGGGGAGTTTGTTTACAGCAGAAAGGATAAAATAGACATTTCACAACAAATAGACATCGTTCAGAAGTGCAATGCGATGGGTTTACCCATTGACGATGATTATTTGTATAGAACTTTTGGCATTGAAAAGCCAAAGGATTACAACGCACTGAAAGAGCAAAAGAATGCAGAAAAAGAAGCGTTAAAAGCTGCACTAAACTCTAATAAAGAGGAGGAAGAAAAAGGAGATTCAAACGACAATAAAACTTCATTTAAACAGCGTTTAAATAGTTTTTTTGGAGTAGCCCCAACAAAAGGGGCAAAAGCCAGCACTACAGACTTCTAATTGATGAACTCTATTATGGCAAAAGATGTTCGTGCCACACACACTTTGATAACATAGATAGTGGTGTTAAGTTTGACCTAGACGTGCTCGACGAGTTCGTGAATGCCATATATGGAGGTTTCGATATTGAAAATTCCATTGAGCCTACCATGTGGCAGGAACTTACAAAGATAATGAACGACGCCACGGCTAAAGGCTTATCAAAAGGAGAGTTCTCAATTGATCACAATAGAGGTTTTTTAGACGCTGTGAAGCATGCAAATGAAATCTTTGCAGCCTTTAAAACACATGCAATGGGTAAAAGCATGGCTTCAAAACTGCTAGATGATAACGGCAACTTAAAACCCTTTGATAAGTGGATGAAAGATATATCTTCTATATCTTCTCACCATGTCGGTTCATGGCTAAAAACAGAATATAACACGGCTGTTCTTCGAGCTCATAACGCAGCGGATTGGCGTTCATTCATGGAAAATAAAGACATTATGCCTAATTTGCGATGGATGCCTACTACTTCACCAGACGCAGAAGCTGTGCATCGTGGCTACTGGGAGAAGAAATTAACTTTGCCTGTCGAGCATCCATTTTGGAACAAACATCACCCAGGCGACAGATGGAACTGCAAATGCTCGCTCGAGTCAACCGATGATCCTGCATCGCCAGATGATATTCTTGATGATCTTCCAATTGAACCTGCACAGCGAGGATTAGAAAATAACCCTGGAAAGGATGGTAAAATGTTTAATGATACCCACCCTTACTTTCCACGAAACTGCAATCAATGTAGTTTTTATAAGAATAGAGGGTTTAAAAATAAAATGAAGACATGGTTTAGCAATCATTCCAAAAACTGCTTTGACTGTCAATATATAAATAACTGCCTATATGGTCAGGAGAAAAATAAGCTAACTCAAAGAGCAAAAGAAATCAGGAATATAGCAAAAGAAAAATATAATGGCAAAGTACTTACACACCCCCAATTCCAAGGAAAGGTTACAATGTCGTCAAAATCAATAAAAGAATTCTTAAATCAGCCCCATGAATTCTTTAAAGAGAAAAATGAACTTCTTTTAGATATTGAAAATGTTTTTAGAAATTCTGAATATAAAGAACCTGAGAATAAAAAAGGTAGAAATACAAGTAAGCATAACGAGGACCGTGATGTCCATCTATTTGAAATCTCAATAAAAGGAAAGCCATCTTGGTTAATTGTTCGAGAATACTCAGATAAAAGTTTAAGGCTTTATAGTATTTCTGATAGTAAGAATATACTAAAAGCATTAAAAGAGTAAAAGAGCCTAATAGTAGCCCCTTGGAACTACAATCCAAGACTTGCTATTAAACTCTTTTACGTTGCAAAGATACAACTAAATCAAATACAATCCAAATAAAATGCAAGAAAAATGTCAATCTCACCCAAAGAAATTGCTTTTATCATATCAAAATGCCCTGAAGAGATAGCAAAAGCAGCTCAAAACGAACTACCACGCAAGGCTGCCATAATTGCAACAAACCACTTTAAAAACAACTTTAGACTGGGTGGTTTTACCAATAATGGCAATAAAAGTTGGGCTACAACCGTCCGACAAAGGTATGGAAGCCGATATAAACCATTGACTTCAGGAACTGACACACTTATGCGAAGTATCTCTTCGCAAGTTTTGCCAGGCACTGTTATTATCAGCAATTCGCAACCATACGCAAACTACCATAATAATGGCGCAACGATAACTGTTACACCCAAAATGAAGAAGTTCTTCTGGGCAAAAGCTTACTCTATTGCAGGACAAAAGAAAGGCAAAGAGAAAGACAAAAAAGCAAAGATGAGTTTTGATACGATGCCACCAGAAGCAAAGATGTGGATGAGTTTAGCCCTTACGAAAAGGAAGACACTACGAATACCACAGCGAAGATTCATAGGTGAGAGTTACGAACTCAACCAGAAGTTAAGAGAAATGATAGAAAAGAAATTAAACGAATTAAAAGAAAAAGCATATGGAAGAACTAATTATTAATATCATTGAGGAAATAAATAAGAACATGCCTCAGTTATCTCTGGTAGATGAAGATTACGGACAATTAGACGCAATCGACGATGAAAACAAGGATATGTATCCGCTTACATATCCAGCTGTACTCATAGACGCTTCAAGTTGTCAATGGAGCAATTTGTCTGAATTGAAACAAGAAGGAGAGTGTACAGTTGTAGTTAAGCTTATTATGGATTGCTACGATGATACGCACAGAAACTCAAAGACGATTGATAGAATTATGCAACGTGAGGAATCAAGAAAAGCCTTGCATAATATACTGCAAGGCTTTCGTCCAAATAACGATGGCGCATTGATACGCACATCAAGTAGATATACAACGATAAATCATGGGATAAAGCTATATGAATCCACATACACATGTAGAGTTTCAGAAGCTATTCAGCAAAAAAGGAGAGTTCAGAAGTCTTCGCTTTCGTTCGACGTGAAGGTCTAAAGCCTTGATAACGGCTATTTTTTATAGTCTTTCCATCAACGGTTACACCCTCCGTAAGCATTCGTTTAATAATTCTTAGCGTGGTTGCTTCACTTAAAAAGAATTCATCAAAGGCTAGCTTGCGGATGGTATCGTCGAATCGAAGGCGTTGGACTTCGCTCCAGTAGTAATAACGCTCAAATAACTTCTTGTCCCGAAGTTCTATAAGCTCTTTGTCTCGACCTTTTGCCATAGGTGCAAATATACAAAATCCAATTATAAAACCAAACAATAACATATAGTTTTATCTGTAATAATGAAAATTTGGGTATTACCCAGAGAATACCCAGCTTATCTTTTACACCCTTTAAAGCCTATAAATAAAGCCCCTAAACGGCATACAACTTTATTTCCAATAATGCAAATTGGGTATTACCCAATAAATACCCAATTCTACCTGCAATAATAAAAAACTGGGTATTACCCACGCAATACCCACCTTTACTTATTTTACCTTTAAAGCCCATAAATAAAGCCCCCAAACGCCATACAATTTTATTTCCAATAATGCAAACTGGGTATTACCCAAAAAATACCCAATTCTACCTGCAACAATAAAAAATGGGTATTACCCACGTAATACCCACCTTTATTTATCCTTACCTTTTAAAACCTATAATCTACAGAATGATGGTTCTATCTTGGTCCAAACGCCCTTATCATTCAACTGGAAGAAATAGTAGTTAAGTGCTGTTTTCTGAACGACGTTACTTTCTTTGAATAACGTCATTATTTCTGCATATTCGTTGTCGAACTTATCTTCTAAAGCGTATAGCTTTGATATTGATTTGTAGTCCAAATCACCTGCATTATTGCGCTCTAAGAGCGTCATTGCAAGCTGATACATTGGGTCTGCAGTGCCTTTGGTGGTCTTCTTTGCATACTCCTTGAGGTATTTCACAAGTCTTTCTGCTGCAATATTTGCACGTTCATCAAAGCCTTTTACACTATTCGAAGACACTTCTAACTTGAAAGAACCATTTACAAGTGTAAAGTTGCGCTGCTCGCTCTTGCGTAGTTGTCCGTATTCACTCATCACTTCCTTAAATGATTCACATTCTTTGTTTAACCACTCTTTAAAAAGTGCTACATCTGTTGCTACAGCTAATAGCTTAGATTCAACTTGTAGAAGTAGTTCTTTTCTTAATGCTTCGTAAGCGTTTCGCTTTCCTACACGTTCTTGCTTCTCTTCATTCTGCAACTCTTTTAATAGTTGCTTCTTTTCCTCTGCAGTCAAGCCTGCTAACATTGATTTATTTTCCATTTAATTATACTTGTTTTGGTTATTAATATTACTCTTGTTGTTTGCTTTTTCTCTTATGATCACAATTTGAAGTTCTTGCAAGATGTCTTTCTTTCGAGCCTTAAAACCACCCTTTGAAAGAATGCTATATAACTTTTGCCTTACTGCTGCATGTTCCATTATATTTAAATACCTGAAGGGCTTTCCTGCAATCCTTTTAGAAAGGCAAATGGCATCAACTTTATTCCAGTTAGTCGTGTCAACGTTAAATTCCTTTTGCAAAAGCTTTAATGTTGCACTTCGCTCTTTTCTAATCTTATCTTTTATTCCTACAATGTCCTCAAGTTGATTTATCAAAGTGAAATATTCTCGATCATCAATTTCTCTTAAGCTGGTTGTTCTTCCATCGGTTATGCGTGATATAAGAGCTCTTTTATATTCTTCTTGCTCCTCTTTATCTGTGTAGATGTAGCGAAGAAGGAAGTAGAAATACTTGTAATTATTTACCTTTTTCATTCTCTAATTCTCTCTAAATCTAATTACAGCCATTGTCACTTGGTTTCTTTTAATCTCGATGGAGTACTCATCCTTATCTTCGCAAATCTCTGCAGTGAGATTGGTTTTTTCATTCAGAACTGTTCGCTTTTTAATTGCAAGAAGTTCCTCGTTCATTTCAGCGCAAAGCGTAATCCAGGTAAAGCTTTCATTGCTTTTAGAAGTGATAAAGCGAAAATATTGCTCAAGTAGCTTAATCCACTTTGGGTGCTTCTTTCCACACCTTGTTTCAAAATAAAATTTACCTCTCATATTGCGATAATTTGTAGTCTACATACACCTGGCGTGCAACAGTTAAAGTATCATTCACGCCATTTTTTAAGCTCTCAACAGGAATCAAAGGCAAGTCGTTGTGGCAAACGTACAAAGTACCATTATATTCAGTTACTTGAATTGCTACTTTTGCATCGTTGCAAACTCTATTCTCAAGTTCAATTCTTCTTGTCTTTTTCTCATTTTCGCAAGTAGTTCTAAACCAGCTTGCGATGTTCGTTAAAATATTTTTCATCTTTACTTATTATTTATTTGTTGTTTCCATTCAATTGTCACCACGGCATCTAATACACCAGCTCCTCCACACATTGGACAAGGCTCTTTCACTGGTTCATTATATGAATTGTGAGACCAAAACCAACCATTACCCTGGCATTTGTTGCAGAAGTGATTTTCACTTACAACTTGTTCTTTTGCAACTGTCTTGCAATCTTTGTTCAATCTTACAACACCTGCAGTGCTTATTGGATTAGAATTGCCAGGATAACTAGGTGTTGTTAAATTAATTATTTCACTTACTTTACTCATCGTTGTTGTTTATTTCATTATCTATCTCGTTTTTCTTTTCAACTGCGATTTTATTTCCATATCGAATTGCTCCTTCATCCCACACAATAAATCCGCCACCGCCTGCAGTTTCCTTTTCACGTCCTGAACAAAGAGCCATAAACCCAGACACTCTAATCTTCACGCCTGCTGCATATCTCAATCGAACGGCATCTGCACCCATCGGACGGCTTTTATATTCTTGCGAAATGAAAATAAAGCTCTTTTTATTGAACGTTTCTATTAGTTCCATTGCATCTTGATAGGTCCAGTTTGCCATCTGAAAGCTATCTATAATAATGAATCGAGGACTTTTAGGCTTAGATAATCTTTCTTTCAAAAGGTTTATATCTGGATCTTCTATGATGCTTAATTTTCGTCCAACAGAGTTCATCTCAAACATCTTAAGTCTTCGCTGAAACGACTGCCTTATACCTTCTTCTGCACTCACATATAAAGTCTTTCCATATTCGCAAAGCTTTTTTGCTAATTGCATAACAAAAGAACTTTTACCTTGTGCTGATGCTCCAGAGATAAACCATGTTTCATTCATCGCTGGGCATCCGAACGATTCTCGCCATCTCCCTTTCCATTTGATGATCTCATATTTCTTCTGTGAAACTTCACGAGGATTGTACGCTCTTATTTGCTTTGTCATCTTTTTTCACCTCCAGCTTTTAAGCGTTCTATGAACTTGTCTGCAGCCTTCTCGCTAAATTCCAAAACTCTCTCTATAAATGTATCTGCAACTTCATCGGGTTTTACTGCCATGTCTACAATGGTGTTTGTAAAAACATCTTTCATCACTTCATACTTGCGCTGCTCATAATCAATCAACGTGTGTGTAGGTTTCTTTTTCATTGAATTTCTTTGCTCAGCAAACTTTTCCTGACTTGTCTCTAATATCTTATTAGTATGCTTTACTTCTGCGTAAATACCCTTTAAAGAATTCTCCATTTCCATTTCAAATGTTTTCATCTCACTTATTTTTAAATTGTTCTTAATTTTTCTATTTCTGTGTAGACACGTCTTAATCCTCCTTGTGTCTTCAACACTATTGCTTTAATATCAGTTCCTTCAGGTGCATTAAGCTTTGCTACAATGTGTGCTTGCTCTCTCAAGAACTTCTCTCTTTCTTTGCCATCGTCTGGTGTCACTTTGGAATATCTATCACCATAGCGTGAAAGCATTTCAGTGTAGCCTACTTTTTTACACTCAATAGAGCGGTTTATCTTCTCTTTTAATCCGTCTGCACCCATCATATACCAAGCGCAACAGCGTTCAGTTGCATTCCACAATGCTTTAAGCTCTAAGAATGCTTCATATTGCAAGTCGCCTGCTTCATCTAAAATAATTAAAGGCTGATCAATACTGCGAAGGTAAAACACAAGATCATCGTACACATCGCTATATCTTCCATTGCTATTCACTCCAAACTCTTTAGCTATCTTTCTAATTAGTTTTAGCTTTGTTTTTACTTGCGAGCAATCAATATACACTGCATTCTTGTGACTTGATGCGTATAGGCGAGCTGTAAATGTCTTTCCAATATTTGGAATATCGCAGAGAATTCCACTTGTACAAGAGTTTTGTGAGAACTCTAGCTGTGCCATTATATAAAGATATGTAGGTGTTTTGGCTGCTTTCCATTCAATCTTTGAACGCAATTCTACATCTAATCTTCTTGCTATTGCAATCCAACTAGCATCACTCAAAACTTTGTCTGTTTGTCCGTTTTTCACTGCGCTATACACAGCGGTATTAATACCTAGTGCTGCTGCGTGCTTTGCGTCACTTGGATAATTTTCACGATTAGCTTTAATAGCTTCGATAATTCGTGTTTTTATGTCGTTTGTAATCATATTTAAATAGAGTTTAAATGTTATTTGAACGTTATTTGTTTTTGTTTAAAAGAAGTGCTATTTTCACAAACTGCACTCCGAAATAATTATACTAATCATTTTATCTTAAAA